AAGTCGCCGCGAGCAAGGCCGCCCTCCTCGCCCGGGATAAGCGCATCGAGGAACTGACGGCAGAGATTGACCGCATCAAGAAGGACGCCATGTCGCAGACTTGGACGCTCGTCGGTGCGGGCCTCGCAGTGATCGGTGCGTTGACGACCGCCTTCATGGGCCCGCGCATCGGCATCCCGCTCCTGCTCTGCGGAGCCTTCTGCGGTTCCGTTCCCTTCATCATCGACTCGCCGTATTTTGAGTACATCGCCGGCGGCACGCTGCTCATCTGCTCTGGCCTCGGCCTCTGGTGGCTGGCTGACAAGGTCCGCGACTCGGTGAACAAACCTTCCGACGATGTCCCGCCGCAAGCCTAAGCCAGTCAAGGTCGTCTGGCGCAAGTTAGGCCGCGAGCGTGCATGGGGTCAGGCCACCATCGGCGAAGACCTCATCGAGATTGACCCCCGCCTAGGTGCGAAGCGTCAGCTCGAAGTCCTGTGCCATGAGCAAGTCCATCTGCTTTTCCCCGGGCTCTCCGAAGGCGAAGTGGACAAGGCCGGCAAAGCCCTCGCCAAGATGCTCTGGGCTCAGGACTACCGCCGCGTCATGCTCGCCCCTAACGCCAAGCCGCCCCGCATCTCGTGACTATCGAGACCTTCACGACTGTCTGCGTCCCTGGCATCGCCTCCCTGGCGTACTTCTCCGCCGGCGTGGCGAACCTCTACACCCGCAACTGGCCGATGGCGGTCATGTGGTTCTGCTACGCCGTGGCTAATGTGGCCCTCCTCTCGACCGTTTTCCGCAAATGAGCGCCGCCCCCTTCTCCCCCGAGGACATCCCAAGAGAGGCCCGCGAAGGTTTTGTCGCCGGCATTATCGGGGCGATGGCGATGACGGCACGCCTTCTCCTCTCCCAGGACAAGCAGACCTGGGGGTGGGCGGCGAGGCGCGTGGCGGCCGCTTCTATCACCGCCGTCCTGACGAACTACGCGGCGCAGGATTATATCACTTCAAGCAGCCTTCGGACCGCCGCCGTGGGCGCACTTTCTTACGCATCTCCCGAGGCCCTTGACGCGCTTCTACGCTGGATCAAGAACCGGGCAAACCGCGAGGTCGAGAAGGTATCCAAGCCCAAGCCCAATGGCAAAGCCTCCCGAAAGAAGCGCAAGTGAGGCCAACCTCACGCTGGCCGTCCTGATCCTGACGGTCGTCGCCGGCGTGACGGCTCTCAGCTGCGCGCTCACCTCGTCGTTCGTTCTGGACCAGTTACACAATACTGAGGCCTTAGCCCTGATCGTGGTCGATGGGTCCAGCATCAAGTCCGACTCGGCCGACCTCGAGCGCAACCTGTCCTGGGCGACGCTGGCCCTGAAGTCCGTCCGCGACCTTGGCTGGGCATTGGCCGTGGGGTGCCTTGGGGTGGGGGTGGCAGTACTTATCCGTTCCCGTAGGCAAACGGCCTCCTGAGGGCACGGAGAGGCCTTTAAGAGGGCATCCCGTGGCGACCCTAGGCACGGCTTATGGGTCTCAATCTTTGTTGGGAAAGGTGCTTGACGAATGCGGAACAGTCCGCCAAGTTCATTGACGCACCACCAAACACATGAAGTCCCTCATCGCCCTCTCGTTCCTCATCATCTTCGGCTGGCTGGCCGTCGTCACCTTCTGCGGTCCCGAACTCGCCCGGGCCATCAACGGCCCTGAGCCGGTCAAGGCCAAGGTCCACCGCCACCGCTAATTTCCCACCACCATGCCCAACGCACACCACCCCTACACCGACCACCTCACCTTCGCTGGTCGCCCTATCCCACTCAAGCGACCGATGGCCGTATACGCCGCGAACCGCTTGCAGGCCATCCTCCCGCAGATCGCCGCGCTCAACGCCGCCGGCAAGTCTCAGGCCGACGCCGCCGCCGCCCTGGAGACGACCGTCTGCACCCTGCGGATGTGGCTCGACATCACCGGCACGACTTGGGTCAACCTCAAGCGCCGTGGCCCTTACAACATCAAGAAGTAAGACAATGCCCAAAGGACACTTTCCCCGCGGCCTCAAGGCCACGCACGAAATCAACGGCGTGAAGATGAGCAAACTGAAGCACGACCGCATCCGGGCTTTCGAGGCCATGCTCCCGCAGCTCGACGAGCGTGAGCGCCTTAACTCCGAGGACGTCGCCTCCCGCCTTGGCGTCTCCGGCGTCACGATCTGCTCCTGGTTGAGAGTCCTAGGCCGCCGCCTGTTGAATAACAACGGGCGCACCTTCTTCTCCTGGGACAAGAGCAACTGGCACAACACCGTGCTCCCCGTCTACAAGAAGACCGGCAGCGCTCTGGCCGCCGCCAAGGCAATCGGAGTCAATTCCTGCACCGTCTACCGCTGGCTGTCGAACAACGGCCACCTCGTCCGCAAGTACCGCGAGCGGGACATCTCCTCGTTCAAGTTCCAATCCTACCGCTAATGCCTGACCCATCCCACCGCCCCTACCAACCCATGACCATCATCCGCCCCAATACCAAGCCGCCTCTCTGGTGGCTCTTCCCCTGGAGCTACGCACGCACCCTCCACGCCGCCGCCAACGCCCTCAAGGCAATGACCGACCGACAGGATCGAGCTCTGACCATGCAAGCCCACGTCATCGCCGACCAGTCCGAGGAGATTCATTTCCTTCGGCAGCGCGTCGATGACCTGAATGACGCCATCATCCGCGGCTGCATCATCAAGGACGCTGGCCCCATCCCCGATGAGTCCGAGTCGTGAGTAACTTCAAACACCTCGACGGCATGGTCGCCCTGCTCTCCGAAATCTACGAGATTAACGAGCGCGTCATGTGCGGGGACTTGGTCTCCGCCAAGGCCGCCATCGCCTCGACCCGGATGAAGAAGCTGCTGAACCATTATCACGAAGCCCTGCACGAAGACGGCGCCACCAAGGTCTCGCTCCAGGCATACATCGCCGCAGGCGGCTGGGTCGGGCTTCAATACTCCTATGAGGTCGACGGCTTCGAGGTCGCCGGATCACAAGTCCCGAGACGCGTATGACCCTAAACCAGCGCTTCTCCGTCGTGGCCCTGCTGCTGCTCGGCCTCAACGCCCAAGCCAAGACCGACGCGGCTTTCCTCTCCGCCGTCGCCGAGGTCGAGTCCGGGCACAACCGCAAGGCCATCGGCAAGGCCGGTGAACGCGGGATGTATCAGGTCGGCAAGGAGGCGTGGGACGACGCGTCAGCCCGCCTCAAAGCCGAGGGCCACTACTTCTTCCCTTGGTCGAAGTGGCGGGACGCTACCGCCCAAGACATGATTGCGGCTTCGCACCTCCGCTGGATCAGGTCGAACTTCTACCGCATCGGGATGACCAACCCGACCCCCGAACAGATGGCCCTAGTCTGGAACGTCGGCTGGACCGCCGCCCGCGAGCGTGCCTTTCGCCCTAACGACTACGCCTTCCGCGTCGCCAATCTTTTCCGCTTGTCCCCGTATCCTCGTTAAAGAGTCTTTACCAATGGCATCCCTCCTTGTGGCAATCGACCCTGGCGTTAACGGAGGCATCGTCTGGTCGGTCGACGGCGACCCTGTCGAGTGCGCTAAGATGCCCGGGTCGGATGTCGAGGTCTGCCAACTGCTCGCCGACCTCAGCTGCAAGGCCAAGGACGCGGAACTCTTCCTTGAGGAACCACCGCTGTTCGCCGGCAAGAACATCCCCGGCTCCGCCATCGGCAAACTGATGTGGAACACGGGCGTCCTCTACGGAGCCGCCGTCGCTATGGGCTGGAAGATTCACCGCATCCGCCCGGCCATCTGGCAGAAGGCCCACACCTGCGGCACGAAGGGCGAACTGACCACGACCCAGTGGAAGAACAAACTCAAGGCCCGCGCTGCCGAACTCTACCCAAACATCGACGTCACCCTCTGGAACGCCGACGCCCTCCTGATCTACGACGCCGCCACACGCCGCGTCATCAACTAATCTCCCATGAAGAAAGACCCGAAACTCCCCACCGACTACCGCATCATCGCGGACTCGTCCTACATCGTATTACCTGACCAGAAGGTCGCCCGCCTGCTGACCCCTACTGTCCGCAACGGCGTGACTTACTACAACCTCTTCGTCCCTGGCTACACCCGGATGTCCCTCGCCGACATCGAGGCCACCATCAAGGCCGGTGAAGTCGCTAAGGCTAACGAGCCGAACAAGTGATGAACGCCCCGCGCTACACCATCTTCCTGTCCAAGGACAACAAGACAGGGACCATCCGTTACGGATTCAAGGATGAGAAGACTACGGCTGAAGAATTTGCCAAGGACGGCAAGTGCTTTGGAACCCCTTTGTATGGCCTTGGTAACGGCTTCCTGATTATCGAGAACGCCGCCGACGCTATCACCGTATGCGCCTTGCTTAACCAAATCGAAAAGAACACCTCCACCAAATAATCTCCCACCATGACAACCCAGCCCAAGACCCCCCAAACCGCCACTGGCTCCCTCGTCGCCGCTCTCGCTGAGCTCGACAATGTGAAGGCCAACAAAATCAACCCCGCCTTCAAGGCCCGCTACGTCTCCCTCGACGCGCTGCTCGACGCCATCAAGCCGGTGCTCCTCGACCACGACCTCGCCCTGATCCAGACGTTGGTCAGTGAAGACGGCAAGGTCGGCGTATCCACCGCCTTCCTGCACGCGTCCGGCGAGCGCTTCGACTTCGGCAAACTGATGGTGAAGGCTGACGGCCTGACCGCCCAGCAGATCGGCGGGGCCATCACCTACATCCGCCGGCAGTCGATTCAGACCGCTTGCGGCATCTCGGTCGACCTCGACGACGACGGCGCCGTGGCCTCTGGCTTCCGCCCTGCGGCCTGCGTAGCCCATGCCCCTGCTGCCACCCCTCGCCCCCTCACCCGATGAGTGCTGACCCCTACGACCCCATCAACGCCGCCATGCGTTCCCTGCACCAGGGGAACCTCCTTGCGGCCAAGGAAGCCCGCATCAAGCAGCTCGAACAGCGTCTCGAAGCGATGAGCGAGGCCGGCGATGTTCTACAGAAAGCCTACCTCAAAGCAACCTCTGGCACGACCAATTGGGACGGTAAAGCATACTGGAACTGGAACGCCGCCAAGGAGGCCCGCAACCATGCCTAACAACGAAGAAGTCTGGGCGGACGCCTGCCGCCGTGCCGAGAAGCGCTGCGAGAACCAAGCCCTGACCATCGGCGAACTCCGCTACGCCGGCAACGAACTCGCCCGCGTCATGGAGGACATCCTCGGCACCGACATGATCACCTGTTCTATCTCCCGCGCCGTGATGACCGCCACGGTCGCCAAGTGGAAGGAAGCCCGCTTCGGCAAATGACCGGACTCGGCCCGAGCATGAGGAACACCCGCTACACTAAGCGCGGGTTGACCTCTGCGGAGGCCGGCCTTGTGGCGATTGAACTCGCCATGGCCAAGTCTCTCTGGGACTACCTTTTCTCACTCAACAAATGGACCGCACCCACGCCACCCCCAAAGGCATCCTCACGATCGCCAAGACCGTCCCAGGGCAATACGCCCTCCTCCTCTTCCTCGACGGCTTCCCGTACGTCGAGCTCACGGCCCGCAAGTCTGCCGACTTCATGACCGACCTGAACGCATGGAAGCGCAAGACCTACCCGTCCTTCTCCCGATCAGATGTCCGCTTCTTCACGCTTGCTCCGAACGGAGAAATAAAGGAACTTGCTTTTAACCGATGACCAACCGCGACAACATCAAGCGCCTAGTGGAGAACATCACCGGCTCCCTCGCCACCGTCCAGCACATCGCCGGACGCTACGAGCAGCACGACGCCGACATCATCACCGTCTCGGACCTTAACCGCTCCGCCATCACCGAGCTGCAGGTCTTCTCCGATCACATCGAGACGGCTGACGAGGCCGCCGCCGTGAAGCCCCTCCATGACCGCGTCCATGTCCTGGTCGTCCAGCTGCGCGTCCTGCGGAACACCCTTGAGCAGATGGAGAACGCCGCCGAGAAGGCCATCGAGGATGTCCGCCGCATCTCCGCCTCCGTCGAAGAAGCCAGCCCCGAAGATGACAGCCTGTGAATTGTGCAAGGGTGCGTGCTGTGAAAGCATCGTCCTGCCTATCAACGCATCGCCGACCACGACTGAGTTCTACGCCGCCCGCGGCGAGGTCTTCATGATTGCTGGAAGCACCTTCGCCGAAGTCCCTGCCCGATGCCCGCACCTGTCGCAAAGCGGCAAGTGCAAGACCTACTCCAACCGCCCGGTCGCCTGCTCCCGCTTCACCGTGGGCTCGACCATGTGCCTGACGGCCATCGAACGCCGCCGGCCCGCCCAGGCTAAGGCCATCATGGCCCTGCTCTGACCTTTCCCACCAATACCCAACCACCAAGAAACCACACCAATGCCCGACCTCATCACCGAACGCGTCATCTATGACGGCATCCAAGCGCTCAACCAGAGCGGCGCTAAGGAACTGCTCAAGTCCCCCGCTCACTATCAGGCGTACCTCGCCCGCACCCGCGAGGACAGCAAAGCCCTCCGCGTCGGCACCGCGGTCCACAAGCTCGCCCTTGAAGGGCTGGACGCATACAACGCCACCCACGCCATCGCCCCCGAGGTGGACAAACGGACCAAGGACGGAAAGCAGGCGTGGCAGGACTTTGTCACCGCTAACGAAGGCAAGGCCATCCTGACCGCCGATGAAGGCGCGCTCGTCGACGCTGTCTCGAACGCCGCGATCGGCTGCATGAAGGAGCACGGCATCGTCCTCTCGAAGACCGAGGTCATGTTCACGGCCTTCCTCGGTGACACCCTGGTCAAGTGCGCCATCGACGGCATCTCGGACGATGGTTACATCTATGACCTCAAGACTTGCGAAGACGCCAGCCCCCAAGGCTTCCTTCAGGCCGTCCGCAAGTATCGCTACAACCTCCAGGCATACTTCTACCGGCACGCCGTCGAGGCCGCCTACAAGTGCCGCGTCCTCGGCTTCCGCTTCATCGCCGTCGAGAAGGAGCCGCCCTATGCGACCGCCGTCTACGAGCTGGGGCCGGAACTGATGACCAACGCCGCCTTCGACTTCGAGCGTGCCATCAAGGCTTACAAGGATTGCACGGCCTCGGGTGAGTGGCCCGGCTACCAGAAGGAAATCACCACCATCGACCTCGCCGCCAAGCCCAGCGCCGCGACCAACATCTCCTTCGCCTAATCTCCCAACCACATGGAACCCAACAACGACCGCCCGCCCCTCAAGTCCATCGAAGTGAACGGCACCTACAAACTGAAGCTCATCAAGCCGAAGTTCGAGAAGGTGAAGCACAACGAGGACGGCACATCGTCCGCCCGCCTGTTCTTCCTCGACGACCAGGGCAACTGCCTCTCCAAGTCCTACGGCTCCAAGTACGGCAAGCCGCTCGCCATGCTCATCGGCAAGTTCTCCGGCAAGTTCACCGAAGAGCTGCGCTTGGACGCGACCCCTGCTGAGTTCATGCAGTACATCGAACCCGCCTGCGGCAAGACCTGCCTGATCGGCGTGGAGGCCATCCCGAACGGCGAGTGGAACGGCAAGCCGCAGTTCAAATATAAACTCACGTTTCCCAAGGGCGGC